CGCGCCGCCCTGCTGCCGCTGCCGACGCCGCGCGCGCTTGGGTCTCGGCGTGCGCGTTGATCTGGCCGATGATCGTCTGGTAGCGACTTTCCATGGACCGCACGGTGGCAGCCCTGACACGCGGGTTGAGGGACTGCACCAGTTCGCTGTACCGCGATTGCACGGTTTCCAGCATGCTGTCGCGCGCGCTGGCGGCATCAAGCCCGGTTTGGTTGAGATACCCCACCGCCTCTGCGCCATCGCCGTGCATGGTCACGCGCAGGAAATCATTCCACTCGGCGTCCGTCTGGTAGGCGTGTGCCGTTGCGATCTCGTCCTCAAACGTCCAAGCCGCCTGACCGAGGGCGTCAAGACCCTCGCCAAGCGCGCCCACAGAGGTCTGCGGCGCCACCACCTGACGCGAAGGGGTGGCTCTCTGCGTCACATTGGGATCATACCTGCGAACGATGGCAACCATCAGTAGCCTCCCGCCATGATGTCCTTGGACGTGCCGGGATAGCGTTGCCCAGCATACCACGGGGCGTAGCGTTCAGCGACCGATGCACCCGTCGAAAGGATCGTGGCCAGCGGCTGGAACATGGCCTGTGATCTGGCGCTTGCCGCCTCGGCCCGGTAGTTCGCCGCCTGCTGAGAGGTTGCCTTCGCCGATCGGTAGGCATTGGACCGGATGCGGAAGGCGTCCTGGTTGATGCTTTCCTGCGTGTCGTCAAGCACGTCGATCGCTGCGGGCGAGGTCACGTCGATCCCGTTTGCTGCCATTGCGACGAGGTTCTCGCCCTTCAGCTTGGCGCCCTGCCTCTTGCGGAGGTCGCTTTCCTGTTCGCCCTGTTCGATCTGTTCGCGCGCCTGCTCCTGCGCATACTTGGCGCTGCGCTCCATGGCTGCGGCCTGCGCGCGGGCGTTCTGCATCTGCCCCATCGCGCTTATCAGGCCACCGCCCAGTTTCAGGATGGACCCAAGAGATCCGAAACCCGCACCTGCAGCACCCGCCGCACCTGCAGCACCTGCTGCGGCACCAGCCCCGGCGGCAGCACCACCACCAACCCCAAGCGCGCCTAGTAGAGCAGGAAAGCACATGTCACTTCTCCATCTCGAAATACAGGAACGGCTCCCCCATCAGGTGCTGCGATATGCCGGGAAACCGAAACCCCATGTGCCGCAGCCAGCGGATTGCCACCCTGTTGTCTTCGTGTACGAGGTTCCACAACTTGCGAAACCCGTCTGCCAGGCGGGACATTTCGCGCCGCCCGTGCTTGATAAAGGCGCGCCGAACCTCGGGGCGTTCAAGCGCATCGGTCGCCAGCAGCCACGGTGTCCCTTCCGTAGCCAACGGCGAGCGGGCCGCGATACCCCAACAGGCAACCAGATCCCCACCAAAAAATCCGGCCCGTCCTCGGAGGCTGGCGCGCCCCGCCCCCACGAGGGCTTCGCCGATCGACTCGTCAGGGCGAAAGCACGCCACCTCCAACGCATCAATCTCTCGGAGCCGTGGCGCGAGGGCCAACAAGTCCTCGTCGCGCAGGGGGCGGATCTCTACACTCATCCCGCTGTCCTCCCAACGCTGTAGTCGGGAGCCACGCCCAGCACCGTCATGGGCAGCGGGTAGTCTTGACGCAGCGTGATGCTGCCCGATCGGCTCCACTGCGCCCACATCCTGCAACTGGATCGGCGGATCGAGGGTCTGCACCTCGGCGTAGTGGAAGAGACCGACATGCACCTTGCTTGCCGCCTGGGGCAGCGTGATCTGCCCGCTGGCCACCGTCAGGCCCTCGTACACATTGCCATCGGCCAGTGCGACCACCGTCTCGCCCTCGAGGTGGTCCAGCCCGGTGATTGTGGCCGTGGCCGCGCCGTCATAGGTCTTTCCGCAGTCCACGAAAAAAGCGTCCTCGATGGCATCGAACCGGCGCGAATGTAGTCGCTCAACGTATCGAACTGTGCCACCATTGATGGTTCGCTTCACGATCATGTACAGGGCGTCCTCTTCCCCTTCGGGAATGACCGTCAGGCTTTCCACCTCGCCGCCCACGTCATGCTCCGCCCAGGCCCAGACCTGATGCTCCCGCTTGTAGGTGAACGACAGCAGCGTACCGTCGTTGAGAGCCACCCAGACAATGCCGTACGGGTTTTTCTGCAGCGCCCACGCGGCGATGCGCTTGTTCTCGAAATAGTGATAGGCGAAGATCGTCAGGTCGTTGCCCGAATACCCGTCTTGCTCAAACGCATAACGAAGGTCGCGCACGTTGCGCCCCGTCCGATCCACGAACAAGGTGGTGTCTTCCGCGACGATCGGCTTCACGTCACCGCAGCCTGAGTATCCGAAAGCTTTCTGGCCGGGGTTGGTTGCAGGCAATCCCCCGTTGGGGCCGATGACAGACCACTCGCCGCCCGATGCGAACACCAGCAACTCGCGAAGCTGGGTCAGGAACTTCACGCGGTTCAGGCTTCCCCCCGTCATGTCCATCTCAAACGCATCGTTGTCGCGCAGGATCTTGGACTTGGAAAAGTTCTCGTAGTCACCGATCTGGCTGCAGAACAGGGTCTCGGGATTGTTGGTCGTGCTCCCAAAGATCAGGCGCTGCTGGAAGATCGTCACGACGCCAGGGTAATCGTCTGACGTGCCGAACCACGTCGTGGCTTCCTTCGGTGCGAAGGACGGGTCGGGCGAGATGTTGTCGTCCGTGAAATCGCTGGTCTCGGTGTAGCCGATGTACCCATACGACCCCGCGCGTTCACGATAGACGTTGTACGTTTTTGCACCCGGCAAGTCCGTCCAGTTCAGATTGACGCGGGCGCCCTGAAGGGCGAGGTCTTTCGTGTTTGACGCCGTGGTGATCGGGGATGTCGGGAAGCCCTCGACACCGTCGTCGGTGACGGCTGACACCACGTAGGTGTATTG